ATGAGCTGATTAAAGCTTCTTCACCCACTTTGTTTATAAGGCTAACAAGTGCTTTTAAGTCATTTCCAGAGACTTCATTTGTATATTCAATGACTTCTTCCCAATTGTTAAAGCCTTCGAATACACTTCCATCATGGACTTTTATTCCAGACTTAACTTTTTTGGCATCTTCAATATTTTTTAATAAAGAACCTGTATCAACTTCCAAACGTGGTTCACGTCCAATTTTTACTAACTCAACCATATTAGAGAGGGCAGCAGCATTGGTTCGATAAATAAATGCGTCGGCAATTTCATCGCTAATTTCATTAACATGGGAATCTATCTGATTAAAACCACGCAATGGAATTTCTTCATCCAAAACATTGAATAAAATTTTATTGGCAAGATCAGCAATGTTTTCGCCAAAACGGAATGATTGACTCAAACGTGTTTCAGCAATATCGAGGGATTGCATTGCATTTACAGCACCACGAAATGCATAGATTTGCTGGTGACGGTCACCAACATAAATGACCTGAGCACGTTGCTTACTCAAGACATTCAACATGATTGGATCAGCATCTTGTGCTTCATCAAATAAAATAAAGTCAGCATTAATTACAGGATTACTTAATGCCCAATATTTAAGATAATGATCATGTTCCAAACGGTTGATACCAGCAGGATTAAGAATATCGTTCCAATAATCATGTGCCTTAGGTAAAAGGATATTTGCCAATTCAGCACGGTATGTATCATCCATCCAATCTGGCAGTGCAGCATAGACTTGTGATAATTGAATTTCGCTGTAATTAGATCGGCAGAAATATCCAACCGCATTCATCATAGATGTGGCCATACGTTTTGAATTAAATAAACGTTTCTGATCATCTTCACCACGTTGTTTAACCAATGCCACTGGTACTTGATAATTCTCAAGATCATGGCGAGATGCCAATTGGTTTGACATCAAGCGACGATTTTTTAATTTATTCGTCAGCCAGCGTGGAACAGAGTTATAAGCTAGGCTGTGAAAGGTTTTGCACTTAACATTGTGGTTAAATTTAGACTGTGCTTCTGTTGCAATGGCTTTGTTAAATGCCAAGTACATGCCATGTTGGTGATGCTTTGCATTGCCGATTAATTTAAGGGTGGAGGTCTTACCAGCCCCAGCGTATGCGGTAACTTTACAAGATTGACCGTGTAATGCCATATCAATGGCATGTTGTTGTTCAATAGTTGGATTCATATTTCTATCTCACTATTGGTACCCTCATATATGAGGGCACCACATGCCATTAGTTAAGGTGTAAGTTCTGCTGATTTACGTTCAAATAGTGCGCTAACTTCATCAATTTGTTCATCACTCATTGAACTTGTATTTGGTTCAAAACGTTCAGCCATAATTGAGTTGATTAATTCGATGGTATCGGCACTATCCAAATCAACGAGTAATTGCACATAATTTTTACGGTTGGCATACGCAGTAGAAATATCTGTTTTTGCAGGTTCGCCAAGATCGGCAGGAATTGTTTTAGCTAAAGCTTTTAATTCCTCAATTGTGCTTAGAGCATTAATTTGGTTAATGAGTCCTTGAACATCAAAGTTAGGAGCCATATCAATAATTTCGACTTCTACGGCTGTTTCACGTTCAGCCATTTGAGCTTTAAGCCCACTCGCACCTTGATGTTTTTTTACTGTTGATTGAACAGGGGTAACATCAAGTTCTTCACGTTCAATGACTTCATCAGGGGTATAAACACCAAGAATTACATCTGGACAATATAGGCGTGCCCAACGTTTAGTTGCTAAATATGCAATTTGTTGACGTGGATCAGTACCCCATAGCGGTGAGTTACGAACTGGTCCTACTTGTGCCATAGAAATATCAATGACACGTGGTGCGTTCTCACCTCGTAATGTTGCAGATACTCGAACACCAAGAGTAGGGGATTTATCATCCTTACCATTTACTTTCGACCAATCACCATACCATTCAAAATGTAAGCGTTCTTTTACTGGCGCACGTGAGGTAATAACAGCATTTACAAGCTGTGCTTCATAACCTAAAACATTATTTACCATGTGGGTTTTTTGAGCGACTGCATAAGGATTCATTTGCCATTGAGCAGCTTGCATAATGATTGCCATACAATCGCCAACATTACCTTGTAAATGTTTTGGCACGGTCATACGAGAACCTGCCATGATTTCAGCGGTACGCTCAAAACGAGCCATTACCGTTTCATCCATCATTAAATCGAATGCTGAGAAACCTACTTGATTTGTTTTATGGGTTGCTAGTGCTGTATTCATAATAAAATTCCTTAAACTGTTTCTTTAAATTTGTTTGAAATACGGAAAACTCGGGTACTGGAGGTTTTGCTATATTTCGCAAATAAATCAGGTTCTTCTTTTTTCAACAGCGTACTGTCGATACGAGTAGAGGATTGTTCTTTGTAGGTACAGATGGACTTGCCTTGGCTAATCATCATTTCCGCATCCTGCATCGTGGAGACGATCTTTAACTTGATTTCATCTTCACGAGCCTTGTCCGCTTTTTGGCGACCTTGAACAGTGATAAGTTCTTCAGCCAGCTTGATATGTTCAAAATCAGCTTCGACTTGTTTACCTACAACATGATTTGACCAACGATGTAAAACATCATCAAAACAAGTAGGATCGGGTGGCACATCAGCAATGACATGGTTGAACCAAAATGCTTTAACTTGTTTAAAGATTGATTCAATTAAATCGTCATCACGTTCAATGCGATACATGCGGAACTTATTGCCACCAATGAGAACGGCAAGGTGCCATACTTGGAAGCCTGTAAGTTTCATGTACCAAAGACATTGAGTAAGGTAATAATCTGGAATCTGATCTGTACCTTCTTCACCAAATAGCTTGGACAAATATTCCGAAGCTGTTTTACATTCCAAACCTTGGTCTGTTGTTAATTTTCCATCTTTAAAGAAAACACGACCTGCAATTTCAGGATTCACAACGGCACGGTCAATGTTCCCAATAGCCCAAGTTTCACCAAATTCTGCAAGTGATAGTTGCTGTGTAACACGCTGAACTTTCATACCTGAGCGACGTGAAAATTCTTTGGCAACAACATCTTCAAGCAAGTTGCCGAAATGGGCAGACTCATTTTGTGATTCTTTACGTTCGCCACGACCTGTTTTGTCTAACCATAATTGGTAAGGTGATTTGTACGGACTAAAACCAAGGATTGCAGCAACATCTGAACCACCGATACCTTTTTTACGACCTGCAAGAAATTGGTCACGATTAACTTGTGTATTCATGCTTCAACACTCCCTTTGATACTTTCATAAACACTTTGGCAAGTAGCCCAATTTAGAGAACCGTAATCCTCATTTTCTTCATCCCAATCACCATGAAATGGGTTGTCAGAAACAGAAGTCATATGAAATCCAATCGCTGGTACATCTGGATCAGTATCTAAATAGTCTGCAATTGCTGGCCAATGATTAATGTGGTCTTCAGGCTGAGGAAAATCATTTAAAAATGCACGTATATCTTGTGCTGCATGTTTGAAATCTTTTTTCTCAATGTACATTCGGTCCATTGTCATTAAATGGAGAGTACGATGAACCAATGGAACAGATTCATCACGACACAGAGCCCAAAGTTTTTCACCACTATCTTCAAAAGTAGCAGCCATAAAATGTGGTTTATCCAGATACTTTTGAGCCATGGCATCCCAAATTACTGGTGCTGAGCCCCAAGCATTACCAAGTTCAAATAGTTCCTCGACTTTTTCGCCTGGGTGAACAGCTAAAACAGTTGTATAACTCATGCTCTAAATCCTCTACGTGAATTCATGATTTCCAAACGAATTGAACCAATTCCCACGTCAATAACTAATTCACGAAAATTTTCATTTGAAGTGATGCCAAATTTGAAAGCCCATCCACCACCAAACCGACCAGAACTTTTGACTTTGAGTGGGTTCCAACCCCAAAATTCACCGTTATGCTGATCAAATGGTTCATCTTTAGAAACCACATGCCAGGGAAAGCCATGCATTAGGCAAATAACAGTTTTATTTCCAACATCGAATTCAAATTCGTTGTATTTGACAGGCTCACCAAACAAAGCTCGGTATACATCAGCTTGAAGGCTTTTAGAGTGATCAGTTGGTTCACTAGAAGCTGTTTTAATTTCAATTAAATCAAGCATATTAACCTCTCAATTTCTGTAATTTCACAGCTATAGAGTCTTCAATGGCATCATTGATTTTTCCGAGTTCATAACGATCAAGATATGCATTGGTTTCGCCATCTTCATCACCGACCAATTCAGGTTCTAAGCGATCAATCTGAATGCCTTCAGCGCGATTAAAGCCGTTACCGTCATCGAAACCTGAATAGTCAAAATTCACTTCGATGTAATACTGGTCATTTGCTGTTAATAAGGTTGCATGACAGTCATGTTGACAGTCGTTGTATGGGCCTAAATCGAGCTCATCCACCTTGTAGATGTCTGATGCCACAGTAATTGGTGGGTGCTCTTCAACGGAGAACGTAGTTGGTTGATACATTTGCACAGACGCTAAAACTGCTGTCATCGCTACTGCACCACCAAAACCCAACAAAATTGATTTGAAATTTAATGAAACCATGTTCATAATCTCCTTATAGCGATTGCTATACCACTTAAAGAAGCCCCGTCCTCGATCAAAATTTCGGGGCTTTTTATTGCTTAATTTTTAGTTTTAAGCGGAAAAGGTACCAATACGGACAGGGTTTTCAGGAAGCAAGGCAATCACTTTTTCCTTGAATTCTTGAACAATTTCATTACGCAAGAGTTCTTCTTTAACGATTTGCAATGCAAACGATGGCTCACCATCTGAGCTATTTACTACAAGACGCAAGCGAATAGTTTTGTCATCAAGACCGACATAAGCTGGATCAATGATTTCAAAATAACTTGGTAATTTCCCTGCTGTGCTTGAAGCTTCAACTTTGTCAAAGACTGAGCGAGTTTCTTGCATGTTTGATACTGACGAGTCAGTAGTTGAAGATGCGCCAACTTTCATGTTGCGAACTGCATTAATTGCTTCCGCAATATGGATCGTTTCACCAGTTTCACTTGTTGCAGCGAATACACTTGCCCAATCTTCAAGTAATGTTGCAAAACGCTTTTGATTAAGTTTGTTATCTTTAAGCTGATTGAGCTTTTCCCAAACTACAGTTGGTTCAAGCTGTAACACTGCTTTATGATCACAATGACCTTGAGCCAATCCAACAACTTTGAAGTTTAAAATTGCCGTTGCGGATACATTTTTGTGGTCAACAAATACAGGGGCATAAACTTTTACTTCAGGAACAGAATTTTCAGACTGTGTATTACCTAAAACATAACTTTTGAAATCATCAAAAGATGGGGTTTTTAAAACACCACGTGCACGGTTACGACCAGCTTGAAATTGTTCTAAATCATGAATATTGAAGTTTTCATGAATGGCAACAAGTTCACCACGAGATAAATCATTTACAGGTAACGCAAGTTCAACGATTTCTTTAGCAGAGTTTTCCATTTTCAGTACCTTATGGATGGTTGGTAAAATTGTTGTAATGAGAAGGGGGCTGTTTAAGCGTCTTCGGTGAATAATTGGCTTGTATGGTTAGCGAACAACGTGACATCACCACCGGCATTCAAATGCATTGGAGTTTTTGAGGTGGTGTCCTCTGCACGTTTACCTTTTGCTGTTGGTTCAACAAAAGCGAGTGTGTGTGCAATTTCGACCTGGCTTGAATCACCGATACGAGCAATATCAAGTGTGATTTTGATTTGCCCTTTTTTGTTGTGCTGAACAGCACCTTGAGAAACCATGCTGATAGCTGCACCGAGTTGGTTAGCAAAGGTTCCTGCACCTAAGTCAGCAACAAATTGCTGTGCGTTGGTTGGTTTGGTAGACATAAAATTCACCAAGTAGATTTGTTGTTGGTGAAATAAATACTACTTTAAGTAGAAAAATTGTCAATAGAAAATAGAAAAATAATTCTACTTAAAGTAGCTTATTTTTCTTGGGGCAAAATAAAACCCACTAAAGTGGGTGAATGGATTTTGAAATATTTTCTATTATTTATTGAGGATACTTAATTCTATGTTGTATAGCCATTTGATTTAGTACGTCTATCATATATTTTCCATCCATTCTTGCAACGTGAGCAGCTTTTTTGTCTTGTGATGCTATGCCATGAGGTTCAATAATAAGGCTCGATAAGACCCCATAACCTTGTTTTACTTCAGCAGCAAAACCAACATATTCACCATTGGAGTTTTCACCAATACCAACTAACAGAGTTGCCCCTATATTCTTTAGTAAGTATGGGTCATCATAAGCATTAAAGGATATGGATGATGTTCTAATATCCTGCTTATTGAACCATAATTCTGCCTCATCTAATGCATTAAATGCTTGATTTAATTTTGTTTTTAGTTTTTTAGGAAATATTTGTGGATATGTGTACGATAAAACCCAGAACCATAAGCACAATGTGAAAATATAAGTTAATTTAAAATTCCCAGTAATCACCTGATAAGGAAATACACCAATAATCATGATGACTGATATTACAAATAAAAACATTAACCATAAATGCCTAAGAGGGCTGAGTTTTGTATTTTGTTGTGGTAATTCTGATTGGGTTGGTGTATTCAATAATCTAATACCACATCCACTACAAAATTTAGCATCATTACTATTTGGTTGACCACATTGATTGCAGTACATTTTTATTCTCAACTATTAACTTTTTCTAACTCTTTTTGGTCTTGAACCACCAAGAGGTCTAAAGGCATCTATCACTAATCCCACTAATTCCATACCCTCTTCAAATTCAATAATGTTGGGTTGAAAGTTTGGATTAAGTGCTTGTAAATATTTACGATCATCACTCTCAATGACTAATTTTTTAAAAGTTGCATCCGTATTATTTCTGATAACAATTAAATCCCCTGAAATCAAATCACATACCTGAAATGCAGGATTTACTAAAATAAAATCACCTTCCATATAGGTAGGATAATTACTAATCCCAACCACTTTTAAATAAAAACAACCATCAGGATCATCAGTACTTAACGGTGGCAACCATTCAGAAATTTCTAAGGGATTAATAGACTCTACTGATGTCATTGATCCAGCCTGAACCCAAGATAAAACAGGAATTAATTTTGAAGTTATAGGTACAACATTGTTATCAAGAGTTGAACCATGGTCTAAATAACCAATATCTACAGAAAATATATCTGCTAGCTCTTTCAGTTTTTCTTCACGGGGCTTAGCTGTGCCCAATGTATAGCGTCGTGCCATTTCATAAGTAACGTTAATAGCATCTTTGAGTTGATTAACTGATGTTATTGGAGAGCCAACAGCTTCCATCAATTGCTTCAACCTATTTGCAAACTCTATGTGTTTAGCATCTTTCACTTTTTTTGGCTCAATTTCTACCATCGGTAGAAGTTTACTATCAAATTCTAGTTGCACCAATTCTATTTTAGGTAGTATATTATGTTCTACTTTAAGTAGTTTTGACGGTGTCATTATGTTATCCCCACATGAGGCTTTTGATAAAGCTGTGCAATTTGCAGGTTCCTCAGCTGCCCTTGCAAGAGGTATCGGTTTAACTCCCTGGGCAGTTTCAAAATGGAATATTGAAAAAATTCCAGAAGACCGATGTGAGGACATTGAAAAATTTACTAAAGGTCAAGTCAAAGCTGAAGAATTACGTCCAGACATTAACTGGAAATATGTTCGCCAATCTAGAACAAAGACCACATGAAAATGAGGAAATCTTATGGAAACAAAAATAATGTTTGTATTCAGCAAAAAACTGTTGGCACCCATGTCAACACGTGTACCGATGGAAGTCCAAGAGATCATTGATACTTTGGCTGAAAACCAAGGGAGTGATCGTGCTAAATGGTTAAGAGATGCCATAGATAAAAAGATCGAACTGGAGACAGGTCAATCATCATCTGAGCACATAGAAAAATCAAAGAATACAACGTCTACCAGTGTATTCAAGAATGTATGCAGAAATTTAAAAAGTTTTTGGCAGGCATTAAAAAAGCCCGACGTTGCAGGTCGAGCTTCTAGTACAGCAATTCATAATCATTCAGGAAAATGAACATGAGTAATTTAACAGAACATAAGTGCGCTGGCAAATGTCCAGAGTTTAAAACAGAGCAGTGCAATCACTGTTTGATACCTGGTAATTCGGAAATTTCAAATAGTTCGGATTTTATTATGGGCGATGACGCTCATATCGAAAACCACATTTCACCGCTTTGTCTATCTGATTCGCGGAAAAATGAGAGTCAAAGTCCTTTGTCTATCAAACAAGATGCCCTAAGCCGCATGGAGTCCTGCTATATCGAGCAGAAAAAGCATGTTGAGCTACTGCAAACGGAAGTTACTCGTTTGAACTCTACTGTTGAGCGATTGAAAGCTGAAAATGTAGCGATGCAGGTAGAGCTGGATAAATCACGAAATCAAGCATACAAGCATCTTGAAAGTTGTGAGAACAGTCTAAATTCTCAAACTGAACGCTTTGATGAATTATCCGAAAAAGTTTTTAAGGTTTTTGAAATTATCAACAATCCAGACAACTATTACTGTCCTTTTGGCTGGGTTGCTGAACAGATTCAAGCAGT